GGTGCGAACACGATAGCCATCCTGGCGCAGTTCGGTCATACGAGCCCGCAGGTTCTGAATACCGAACAAGCTACGGGCCTGAGCGGCACTGAGCTCGCGACCGGTACCACGCAGGTACTCGACCAGGAAGTCACGCTGAGAAGTCTTGATATTGGTAAACGCCATTTTATTGTCCTCTTAGATTGATTTTAGATCAAGCAATTTGTAATTGCTGTTATGTTATTAGTATACGCTGACTGGATTCCATAGTCAACGCATATGGTAATCTCAGTGTGCAAGATCACCATAAATAAAACAGGAGACGAATATGAAACTGATGATATTTTTAGTAACCGTGATATCTGTGATGGCCCAGGCACCTGCAACACAACGCAAAGCCGCGCCGGCTACCAAAGCAGCAGCCAAAACTGTGAAGCCCAAAAAGCCCATGCCCAAAGCCAAAAACATTCCTCCTCCACCTAGCAAACGATAACTAGCGAACCCTGAAAACGCCAGCGAACCACAAGTTCCAGAGCACAAACAGCAGATCGATCAGAGCAGAACCATATTCACCACGCATAGCACGGTGGATCATGAATGTGGACATGACGCCAGCCAGAAAAGCAAAAACCGAGTTCTGATGTAAATACCACCAACGAAGCAGATTGTTTTGCATTAGGCCCTCTTGGTGACGATCTGATCAGCCAGACCATAAGCAATGCTCTGTTCAGCTGTCATGATGTTGTCGCGATCCATGTCCTGCACTAGTCGCTCATAACTCTGACCAGTGTTGGCCACATAGATTTCAGTGAGCTGCCGCTTCATACGCAGAATCTCGTTGGCCTGGATCTCAATGTCTGATGCCTGGCCTCGAGCACCGCCCAGCGGCTGGTGGATCAGGTGACGAGCGTTGGGTAGCATCAGTCGCTTGCCCCGAGTACCACTGCTGGCCAACAGGCTGCCCATACTGCAAGCCTGGCCCATCACAATGGTGCTCACATCACACCTGACAAAACGCATGGTGTCCAGGATGGCCAAGCCATCAGTCACCGATCCACCAGGACTGTTGATATAGAACAGGATGTCCCGATCTGGATTTTCGCTTTCCAGATACAGCATCTGAGCCACAACCAGTCCAGCAGTGTAATGATTGACCTCATCATTCAGGACCACAATGCGGTCCCTGAGGAGCCTGCTGTAGATATCAAAAGAACGCTCGCCTTGCGAGGTCTTCTCAATTACAATGGGTACTAAGTTACTCATGTTTTTATAATAACACTCCGTTGTGTATTGGGTCAAAAATTTTGATAAACTTCGGGTACCAGTCTAAATACTGGTACCTTCTAGAAGGAGAAGACAATTATGTTGAATTGGATCAAGAAACTGTTTGGGAACAAGAACACCCAAACCTGTCCCGAAACTCAAAACAATGTGGTAATTGATGAAATGCCCATGGAAAATGCTGCTCATATGGTAACTCCTGTGGTTGCTGAACCAGTTGCAGAGCCTGTGGCTGTAGTAGAACCTGTGGCTGTAGTAGAACCTGTGGCTGTAGTAGAACCTGTGGCTGTAGTAGAACCTGTGGTTGTGCCTGAGCCTGTGGCTGTAGTAGAACCTGTGGCTGCTGGCAAGAAGCCTGGCAAGAAGGAAAAGAAAACCCCTGCCAAGCCCAAGAAGAAGGCTGAAACCGAAATCAAGCTGACTGTTACAGTGGAAGAGCCTGTGCGCAAGGGTCGCAAAACCCCAGCAGACAAGCCCGCCACCATCAAGACCACCACGGTTAAGAGCCGTAAGAAGTAAGCAATTGGGCCAGCTGTGTGCTGGCCAAATTCTTGGCTTTGGCTTCACACTGAATGTCAAAGCCAGGAGAAAAACTCAGGGCCCACTGATTAGCGGCGTTGTTCCAGAAATAATCACTATGGGCCCTGAGTTTCTGTTTCTTGAAACCCTGCTGAGTCAGTGCAGCAAAATCAGGCAGTGTGTTGACACAATGACCCACTAACAGATCTTCACGGCTCACGCTGTAGTGCATGGCAGGGCGAACTCCTCGCCAACTGTCAATGACCTGCTGCACACGACCATCATCAGGCTGAATGTATTCGCCTGTGCGAACCCAATGATGATGGATATCCAGTACCACGGCACACTGATCTGCCACTGCCAGCACATCCTCCAAGCCGTGACCCATCTCGTCGTTCTCCACTGTGATCAGGTTGCGAGCTTCGGGGCTGAGCAGATTCAGGCTGTTGCGGAAACCCTCAGCACCCAACCGACCACTCATGTGTACGTTGATCTTGAAGCCATGATCGTGCCAATCGTTGCCATAGCCCATCCAGCGAGCACAGTCAGTGTGATACTCAAATTCCTCTGCACTGCGACGTACGATTTCAGGATTGTCGCTAGCCAAGCACACAAACTGCCCCGGATGGAAACTCATACGAACACCCAGCTCGCGAGCTCGGCGCCCCACCACAGCCATCTCCCGCTCACAGTAGGCACGGACATCAGCACGTTGCCAGAAGTATCGCCAGCGACTTTCGGTGTAGACTGGCAGCAACTCGCTGCCGATCCGGAACATTCGCTGCACTGGGGGCAGAGCACCCACTGCCTCCAGCATCAGGGCCACACTTTGTATGTTGTGTTCCATGATCTCCCACAGTCGATCTTCAGCCTGAGCCTGGGTCTGACGATTCAACCAAGCCACTGTGGTGCTGCGACCATTTAGATCGCGGTCACTGGCGCTGACCTGCATGTTGCCCACAACGTCGTGCGGATGCAACCATTTGCAACAAAAGCCAATACGAGGTGTCATATTCTAATGATAGCAACTGGGCTGTCGTTTGTCAACCGGCTCATTTGCTCAAAATTTCCCAAACCTGCATCTTGCGCTTTTCTCGTAGGATCAAAAACGATACCACCCTCTCAAATGCAATGGCAGCAAGGGATATGAAAACAAAGATTGAGAAATAAATTTGGTACGGCAATTTCAAAAACAAATCGCTTATATTCAGTATGCACAAAGAAACAGCGTAGATTGGCAGAATTAGAACATGTTTATAAATCTTTTCTAAACGTACCAGTTTGGCGGTTTTCATATAGATTATACTAGCATAAACCAGCAACGGTTGTCAATCCTGGCTGATTTTATGACCACCTCAGTCGAAACCAGGTAGCATCAGTCTCCCGAACAAAATAAAAGGTTCGATTATCCCAAAGCCAGTCTTCACCAATACTGCTATTGGTATCAGCAAACACAGCAAACACGTCCAGAGGGTAATCCAGGGTCACCATGATGAAAAGATGCTGATTTTCTGTGAACAAACGAAATACCCCACCAGGGTGAGGGGGCACATCAAGAATTTCGGCTATGCGTCGAGATCTGCGGTCAATCATGGTCTGGAACTCCGAAACAGACATCGTAGACAATGGATCTGTTCGTTGCATGTAGGACAAAGCATTATTGGTCAAAGGAGCCTCCCAGATAATGCCAGGTTTGATGACGCCGGTATTCCTGATTGAGCAATCGGTAATACCAGATAGAAACGCCAGACTCCAACAATTCCAATCCCACTGATATCAAAAATATTGCAGCAAAAATTCTGCTGTTCACTGGATACCCCATCAGGGTATGTATGGACATGAATGTCAGTGCTGACCAGACTACCCAATGCAGAGCCTTGATGAAACTAATCAGCCGTGAGCAGCACTTGGTGGTGTTGATTTTCTGCCATAATCTGCGCATATACTGACTCTAGCACAGAATCGATTGGTAGTCGAACTAAAAATCAACCAAAATGATATGCTCTGCGTGACGTTTGAACAAGGGTTTGAACAACACATTGGGCATCACCTGAAAATTCTGGCAACCAGCATCAAAGCAAAATTTGGCCAGCTGTTTGAAGTAGACTGCTCGGCGTTGCACAGTGCCCACATGAGTCACATGAACCGGCTGCTGGGTCAGATGCTCAATTAAGTAGCTGTCGTGACTCCAGCCCTGGCGGTCATCCACTGATGGTCTGGCATTTTCAGTGATGATCAAACTATGAGCATCGGTGTTGATGGCAAAATTCATATTGAGATCATAACGACTGGTATTTTTGAAGTCTCTGACTGTGATTATCAGTCGACTTTTCACTGTGTTTACCACCTGTTCTATCAGTGCCTGCTGATCCTGCTGGTCAGCATAGGTAAAGTATTCATCAGTGGCCAGCACCGTGTGATACTTCTGGTTCAGATCCAGCGCCGGATAGCTGAGCCAACAACTCAGAGTCTGAGCCACGTCAGTGGTCTGAATCTGGTTGAGGATAAATTCATAGCGTTTGGCCACTATGTTAGGGTCAACGTAAGTGGCCAAACGGTTATGTAAAAGGGTTAGATATTCAGATGAAAACACCATCAGCTCCTTATAAACTATAAGGATATTTATGGATTTGTGGTGTTTTCTTCCTGATGGTTGTTTTTGGCTGTCTTGATCCTGACAATCATGCTGACATAATACTGTGCCAGAACACCAGTGTTGCGTAGCTCCTTGCAGAGTTTTATGGCCGAATCAAACTTGTGAGCATAATAAAACTCCAGCATACGGTTGTGTTGATCTGCAATGGTCAAATACTGGGTCTGATCCAGCACAGTGAACACTTTGATTGCTTCGCTGTTTTCTGTTTTCACAGTGTCCAGTTCCACACACTGGAACTCTTCCTTGACCTGAGCAGCCGTGTGTTCGCCCAGTATCATGTTTACACTGTACAGTTTGCATAGGTTTTCCAGCTGGTCAGCAGTTTTCACTGCATCACCCATGGCAGTATAGTTGAACTTGCGTCGACTGCCAGTGTTGCCTACCACTGCGGTGCCAGTGTTGATACCAATATCCAAGCATAATGGTACTTCCTCAGGAGCCAGGGATTCATTGAATTTTTCCACCTGTCTGAGCATTTCCTGAGCACTACGCACAGCATGAATGGCATGCCGATCCAGATCCAGCGGTGCGTTCCAGAATGCCACTACACCATCGCCAATCAGCTTGTCCACTGTGCCGCTGTTGCGAGTCACTGAGGGTAACATCTGATCCATATACCCATGTATCAGGCGCACCAGGCCTTCGCTATTGGCTTTATAACTGGAAACAATGGCTGAAAAGTCTCTGAGGTCAGCGTAGAGCACTGTGAGTTCCTTGAGTTCTCCGTCGGTTTTCACAGCTTTGGGATCCTGCTTGAGCCGGCGCAGCACTGCTGACCCTACGCTGTCACCAAACTTTCTGGTGATGCTCCACTCTGAACTGCGTTTGCGAGCCAGGTGATAGTAGAAAGTCAGCGCAAACACACTGGTACTGCTCAGCGTGGGCCAAACCCAATCCACTGCCAGCGAACTGGTGTTGAACAGCATCCAGGCACCGATGATCACCACACCCATGCCGCCAGCATAGACCGGAATACAGGCATAGGGCGTATTGGCTTTGGCTGCTTTCAGGATGCTGGTGATGATCAGCACACTGATCAGCATTTCCAACATGTCAGCCCAGGGCGGTGTCACAATGGTGTTGCGGGTAAACAGACTCTGAATAAACTGTGCCTGCACATGATGATTACGCTTGGCTCCCAGCGGAGTCTGGACCCAGTTGTTGACCTGCTGAGTGGCCACACCCACCACCACAATCTTGTTTTTCACAGCAGTCAGGTCAGATCCAGTGGCGTTGATGGTATCGAACTCCTGGTCGAACCTTACTCGCCAGCGATTCTGGTTGTTTACCACCCAGGGTTTCAGGCCAGTCAGGTTGACTGAATGAGTTTGATTCTGATGCTGAATTCGTGCTCGGGCGTCACCAGTCAGTGTACGCAAAGCCTCTACTCCCAGACTGTAGTACACACGATCATCGTTGAGCATCACCAGATCCATGCGTCTGACCACACCGTCAGCATCAGCCACAGTGTTTGCAAACCCCACTGCGGCGGCTGCCTGACTCAGTGTGTCTACCGGATTGGCCACCTGATCTTCAGCCACACTGCGAGCCAGCACCACACCGTTATTCTGTATGGCTGCGGCAAAAACCGGGTCAGTTTTGGCCAGATCTGGATCTTTAAACACATCCACAAACACAATTACACCAGCGCCAGCGGTTCTGAGTCGAGTGACCAGATCAGCCAGATGGCTTTTGGGCCAGGGCCATTGCCCCTGTTTCTGCGCATCTGCATCGGTAATTTCCACAATCACCACATCAGTTGCTGAGTTATGTGGGGCCACCCATTGCATCAGATCGCTGCCCCATAATGCTAATCGTTCGGTAATGTCATGTTGGCCGTATCGCAAGTAAAGCAACGCCAGACTAAGCATGGTCACAAACACTGCAAAGCGAAAACGGTACCATAAATCCCAGAGTTTAGTCTTCATATTACTAGTTTAGCATACCTGAATGAAAGTTATAAATATTTCTATGCCAAATCATAACTTGTTTGCTTTTGATTTAATCAGCGATTTGTATTTGGAACAATGGCCCAGCATCGATTGGAGCACCGAACCCACCAGCTTAATTGCTGTGGTGGCTGGTGATCTGAGCTCGGATCTGGATCATACTGTACACGAACTCAAAAAAATCAGCAAACATTATCGCCAGGTGTTGTATATTGATGGTGATCTGGAACATCAGGATCAGCTATCTGAAGTGGATGGGAATCGTGCTTATCTGGCAAAGAAACTCAATAACACCAAAAACATCACATACATGCACGAGCATGTGCTGATCATCAATCATGTGGCATTCATAGCAGCCAATCTGTGGTGGAGCCCAGGCGAAAGCACCACCAGTATCAATGACGATGGTTGGATGGAGGAAATGCAGATGCTGACTCTGCATCACGAAGATCTCAACTATATGCGATACACTGTGCAGCGTATTCAGGACTGCAAGGATATTCAGAAATGTGTGATAGTCAGTCACACTGTGCCCAACCGTGAACTCATACTGGGTCCAGCCCATCAGAATCTGTTCAGTGATGCCAGTGACTGGGTAGAGATTGAAGATCACATGCACAAAATCAGCACCTGGTGTTTTGGTCACTGGAATCGCTCAGTGAAAACCACTGTAAACGATTGTCAGTATGTGAGTAATCCCAAAGGAAAACCCAGCGATTCGCTGGGTTTACAATACCATCCTATGAGAGTTTTGGTTTAGCTTTTGGGTTCCACCTTGACCACCAGGGGATAACCATGCAGGCGGGCCAGGGTCAAAACCTCAATGGTTTTCTGTTCGGCAATTTCGTAGGGCATTTCAGCAACCACACACTGCCCTTGTTCGTGAACCCTCTGAGCCAGATTGGTCGCTGAGTCAGCATCATAGTCAAAAACTTCCACCAAGCTGCTGATGACAAATTCAAAGCTGGTCACGTCGTCATTGACATAGATCACGCGGTACAGCGGAGGTTCGGCAATCGCAGTATTGATGGCAATTTTGGTTTTTTCAATTAGATCTGTTTTAGGCATAGTTTTTGTCAGTGTGTGGATGGGCGGGGAGGATCCCCGCCCGGGTGTTTAGGCAAAGTTGATAGCCACTGTACGAGGCTTCAACGCTTCGGGCAATTTGCGCTCCAGGTCAATGGTCATGATACCATTCTTCACTGTGGCGCTGACCACTTCAACGTACTCAACCAGGCGCCATTCCCTCTGGAATTTGCGGCGGCTGAGCCCGCGGTGGACGTAGACAGTTTCTGCTTCGGGCTGATCCTGGATCTCACCAGTGACCGTCAACATACCATTGTTCACTGTGACTTCCAGGTCCTGCTCACCAAAACCAGCAACAGCAATTTCAATGCTGTAGTGGTCATCATCACGACGGATGATGTTGTAGGGCGGGTAGCTGACTCTGGCAGGCGAAGCTGCATTCAGTGTATCAAACAGATGATCGAAACCAATCATCCAGCGGCCCAATTCGGGGCTCAAAGCAGTAGTAGTCATTGATAGATTACTCATTGTAGTAACTCCTTTTTAAGCAAGTTATTTTTCTATGGGAGGCCTTGTTAAGCACCTCCCATGTATTTATACTAACACGCCGCAAACGGCAAAATCAACAGTTTTTACTCGGACTTGTCGGCTTTGTTGTTCATATCTTCCATGCGAGCCCGCTTGCGCATACGAGCCAGTGCCTGACCGCGGGCACGACGTCGTAACTCGCTGGGCTTCACATAGAATTCCTTCTTTTTCAGATCCTGCAGAACCCCTTCGTTCTGCATCTTCTTCTTGAGCTTGCGCAGAGCACGCTCAAGATCACCATTCTGGACTTCCACCACAATGCCTTGTGGGATGCCATTCTTGTCTCTCATTTTGCTTTTATCACCTTGGTTGATTTAGACTGCTTATAATACATGACAGGATCGGCATCACTGGCAAACACTTCAGCAGTGAATTGGATCCTGTCAATCTTTTGTTGTTTGTATCTGGGAATTGCAAACAGATGTGGTATCAGTTTGTATTCCAGTATGCTACGCAGCGCACGAGCACCGGTTTTCATACCAATGGCTTGCTGAGCAACATAATCCAACGCATCGGCAGTGAATTCAATGCCGATGCCATCAGTTTCAAAATAAAATCTGTACTGCTCTATCAGATTGTGTTTGGTATTGGTTAGTACCTCTACCAGATCCTGAACACTCAGTGCCTGAGTATGCACTGTGACTGGGAATCTGCCCACAAATTCTGGTATCATGCCAAACTTGATCAGATCTTCATTGGTTGCACCTGAGGTGTCGGTTTTGATTTCCACAGTCTTATCAAACCCAATGCGATTCTCACGATGGCGGCGGTTTACAATTTCCTGCAAGCCCACAAAAGCGCCACTGGCTATGAACAGTATACCGCCAGTGTCAATATCCACTGTGCTGTTGCCCGGATGCTTCTTGCCGTTTTCAGCCGGCACTGTGACCACAGCACCTTCCACCAGCTTGAGCAGAGCCTGTTGCACACCTTCACCACTGATATCACGATTGGCGCTGGAATGCTCGTTTTTCTTGCCAATCTTGTCCACCTCATCCAGAAACACTATGCCACGTTGTGTGCGTTCCACATTGCCGTCGGCTGCTGCTAGCAATCGGCTGATTACTGATTCTACGTCTTCGCCCACATAACCAGTTTCAGTCAGGCTGGTTGCATCGGCTATCACAAAAGGCACATCCAGGAACTCTGCGATAGTTTTAGCTAACAGTGTTTTACCGCTGCCTGTGGGTCCCAACATCAAAATGTTACTCTTTTCAATCCTGACTGCTGAACTGTAGAACAATCTCTTGTAGTGATTGGCTACTCCCACACTCAGCGTCATTTTGGCAGCTTCCTGACCAATCACATGCTGGTCCAGATACTGTTTGATTTTCATGGGATTGGTATGTTTGACGGCTCGCTTGCTTTTTTTGATCTCGGCATTTTGTTGCTCAGTGAGCAGATTTTTGCATTTGATCACGCACTCATCACATATAGCATGTGAACCACCTATGATCAGCTTGTTGACTTCGTTGCGGGATTTATCACAGAAGCCACAAAAGTTTGGGATGGACGAGTCTTTGTTCATGCTGTTATTTAACATAATCCATCAGGTTATTTCATTTTCCCAACACATTTTCCTTTTTCAGATACTTTTTGACCTGACTGAGTTGCTGGGTGTTTAGATCATCCATTTCAATGATACCGTTGACCAGCTGTTCTATCAGTTGTTCCACACTGAGATCTTCATTGTAAACCACCCAGTTTTTGCCATTGTAGCGATACATAGTGTTGGGAGTCATATCCACTCGCAGAAACTGATCACCAGTTTTGGGTTTGGTTGGAAATGCGGTGCCAAACCGGGTACTAACTGGGGCATCATTGATCAGGATGTCAGATTCTGATATCAATGCTTCCAGCTTCTGGATCAACGGATTGTCTGTGTATACAATCTTTTCCACTTCCACAATTCGCTCTGGTCCAGGAATTTCTTTGATAACCTCAACTTCTTTGATGACGTCAACTGGTACCTCTTTGATGATTTCTACCGGTACTTCCCTGATGACTTCCACTTCTACTGGTACTTCCCTGATGACTTCTATTTCTTTGATGACTTCAACTGGTACCTCTTTGATGATCTCTACAGGTACTTCCCTAATAACTTCCACTTCTACTGGTACCTCTTTGATAACTTCAACTGGTACCTCTTTGATAACTTCTATAGTTTGCGGAGCAGCTGACTCAGGCGATTCCGCCAAGTGGTCTGCTCCGGTTGCACAAAAGGGACAGGTTCCTGGCTGACCTCCTGGGTGATTTCAACTTCTTGCTCATCCAGTTCCAGTTTGCGATTTACTGCCAACATCAATGCCAAAGCCAGGGGGTCAAACACAGCAACCAACACTATGATTACCCAGCGAACAGCACTCTCCAGTACATCAGCGCCAGCCTGGTCACCATAGATCAGTGCAGCAATATATTTGACTGGTCCCACTTCGGCTTCCACCTGCCTGACTTTTGCTGCAATAGGTGCTCGCTGAGCTTGTAGATCCTGGATACGACGTTGAGCTAGTTCGTTGTCCTTCTGCAATTTGGATCGTTCAGCTGATTGACTGCGACGTATTTGCACTGCTCGTTCAGCACCACGTTCATCCCGACTGCGACCCAATATCTCAGTGACACTGTTGTCCATCTGAGTTAACACCAGTTTGTTGGCAGCAATGTTGTCACGTTCGGTTTTGATTTTTTCATCAATCAGAGCAACCTCAGCCTGCACGTCAGCAGTAGGCACTGCCTGATCCAGGTGAGCTTTGCTTAGAAATCCAAAAATACCCATACTAGTGATCAGCATCAACACCACCATGCTGATCACCAGATAAATTTTCATTATGGCACCCACACGGGCCCAATTTTTTCTCAACCAGATAGTGGTTACAACTTTGCCCACTTCCAATGCGGTGCCCATGATAATAATGGGCACCTTGGCAGCGGCAAATATTGCAGTTAAACCACTTACACTGTAAAAAGCACTTACTGAACTAATCAACAGTGCAATCAATAAAGCTGCATAATCAAGCATCATAGTTTTAATAGGGGTCAAACAGGATCATGTGATCGTTGTGTTTGGTCGTTGCGCTCCAATTTATACTTCCGGTACTGTAGGTTATTGTATAAGTGGTGGTTTTGTAGTATTCATTACTGTCAGTAGTGCCTCTGATTGCAACAGTATCACCATTATTAATTGTGGTACTGGTTCCCACATTGCTTCCATTTTTAAATATCACTGCTGTAGCATCACCATTGTCATTGGTTAGTGTAATGGTTATGGGCAAGTCAAAATCACTGGCTGTTAGAGTATTGCTGGTTACTACTTCTGATAGTTGACGATCTCGGACATCAATAAAGTCTCCTGGAGTCCATACAACACCAGTTCTGGCAGCTCGAGTAACGTATCTAAAAGTATCAGATACTACCGAGGGACCTGCAATCAGTGTAACTGTAAATATTCTGACAGAACTATATGCACCAGAACTAGTGGCCCGAATAGCAACACTTTGTCCTGGTACCACCACAGTGGTGGATAATCCTGTATCTACACCATTAAGCACTATGGTTGCACTGTTATCCACAGTTAGGGTAGCACTACTCCCTTCAAAACTCAATGCTATGGTATTGGTGTTTATGGTCTGATTTATTTCTAAACCAGTACGATCTTCAAAATCCGGTGTAATTAATACTGGTGGTCTGGTAGCTAAAGTAAAGCTATCAACTACTCCTGTTCCCAGCGTTACTCGATAAGTGTGTGTGGTAAAAAATGTTGATGGAGATGTAAGGCGGCATTTGATTTTATTGCCTAAGTATACAAAACTACTGTATCCAGTCAGTACATATCCTGCTCCAGAATCTATCAATAAATTTCCAGCAGGTCCATATGTTCCATTGACCAATTGCTCCAGTTTAACTGGAACTCCTGCACAACTGGAGATGCCACTTACTGTTATATCATTGGTTTCAACTGTGGTGCTGACTTCCAGACCCGATTGATTTGCAAAATCAAAAGCATCAGCAACTATGTCATTGGCAGCAACTCTGACAGTAAATGTGTCTTCTACTACATCATATCCGCCACCAGGACCATCTGGAAACCCTGGTGGAGAACATCTGGCACGGAACCTGACAACAGTCTGAGCGCCATTATTGCCACAAGGAGTACGAATGATAGGAGTTATAATGTCACCAGGCAATACTCCCACTCGAAGTGAATTGGGAGTATGGGGCAGAGTGCTGGGTATCAAAAATGTAGAGGTAGTAGCTCCACGAGTTCTTCGCATGCCTACCACATACAGATTATCATAATACTGTGGAGAGGTTGGTGATCCAGGAGGATCTAGAAACCAATTATCAGCAAACAGCGCCATGTTCCATTCACCCAAAAACGATCCAGTAACGGCGGATGCTGAGGCATCTAGTTGTGTATCTGCTGCCTGTAATCCCAAATCTGGAAAGGAAAAACTGGGTGATACTATAATTGGACCAGTATTAACTGTGATGCTTACCTGTCCAAAGTTGCTAACACCATTGGGTCCCTCTACCTGATAAGTAACTGCATCACCACCACTGAAGTTAGCTGGAGGTGTATACCGATATTCCAGCGGGTTGGATGTGCCGGCTGATACAAAGGTGCCACCAGCAGCACGAGTGGGGCTGACATATTTTACTCGTGTAAAGGTACCACTGGTCACCACCAAAGTCACTGGATTATTTGAGCTGTTTTTGTCAACTGTGATGGCAAAACTGCTGACAACTGGCGGAGGTGGTGGAGGAGGTGGCGGAGCAGGACTGGGCGTAACCCTGATGATTATCTGGCCAAATTGGCTGGTGCCGTGAGGACCACGAACCGAATAGGTAACAGAATCACCACCCACATAACCAGCAAGCGGTGTATAGTAATACTGTAATGGATTGCTGGTGCCAGCAAGCACAAAGGTACTGCCAACAACATAGGTGGGGCTGATAGAATTCACCACAGTGTAGTCACCAGTGACTGGCAATGTTACCAGATTGTTGGTGCTGTTTTCCACCACTGAAATGGTTAAATCTCCAGCAATGGGTGCTGCGCCAGGTTCACCAGGTGGCGGGGGTGGTGGTTCTGGTTGATCTGGGTTTCTAGAAGCTCTGTCAAAATTCACCAGGAATATACACACAGTCTGACCCTGAGCGTTAACTGAGCTGCTTATGGGAGTCACACTGTTGACTTTATAATAAGTCGCAGGTGGATAACCGTATTGTATTGGATTGGCTGTGGTGATTTCACCAAACTGAGTGATGTTGGAAACCTGCGCTGACAGATTGGTTTCCAGAGTATATTGACCTGGACTGGATCCATAGCTTAGACCACTGGGTATGCCAGTGTCCTGATAGGCCAACGGAGCACAATTGGTGACTGGTGTGACTGGTGGGGGTGGCGAAGTTACCTGAGCAGGACCTGGAGGTGTTCCACCAGGCACTGGAGTATCCAGTGGTATCCATCCGATTGGAAATCCTAAATTTTGATAATATCGAGGAGTTCCGCTGGCATCATATGCTAATATGACAGCACCCACTGCATAGTCAAAACTATTATAGTCACCTATGAATCTGGGAGCAGGCGCTGGACCAGTGGGATTGGCCGGAGCAATAGGCCCAGTAATATCCGAAGGACCAGTAGGCGAAGACGGAGGTGTCGTAATCTCAGTCCATCCAAACTGTGTTGACTGATAGAACCTCACTACGCCGTCAGCACCAGTGGCTGTGACCACTGTGCCCACTGGTAAACTTTGAGTATCATAATAGCTCAACGGCGGTGGAGCACTGCTGGTGGGTTGCGGCGGTGCAACCACTGGTGCAGGCTGAACTGGTGCAGGCGGAGGCTGATAGGTATTGGGATCTTCAGTGGGCCCAATTGGGTCTATAGGTACTACATTTCCGCCACCATCAATAATTTGCCCATCTACGCCAGACCCCACTGGTTCAATCACTGGTTCAATCACTGGTTCCACTATGATCTCTATGGGCTCTTCAGGTGGATTGACTATGATCTCTATAGGCTGTTCTATTACTGGATTAACCTCTTCAGGAGGCGGAGGTTGATATATACTGGGATTTTCAACATTTCCAACAGGATCAACAATAATTTCACCACCAGTGTTATCAATGATCTGATTTTCCACACCAGAATACACTGGCTCCGGTAGAGCCACTGGTTCAGGCGGAGGTTCAGGTGTCGGCTCTGGCTCAGGCGGATAACTGATTATTTCCACTGGCTCTGGTATTACCGGCGGGTCAGGCGGAGGTTCAGGTGGTTGATAAACACTAGCGGTATCCTCAATGGGAGGCTGTCCAGTATTCTGGTCTGGTAGTGGAAACCCACTATCATAAATCTCATTCTGAGCCGCGTATAAATCTCTTTCGTCCATATTAGTAACTCACATAGGTTGCAAGAATAAAAGCAGAGCTAGCAGGTGGTGTAGATGGCCGCATCAGTGAAACCACAGCAACACCGCGAGTACCATTATTTAAGTTGGGTGCTACACCATTGGGCCAGTACACATCTGAACTCCATCCAACACCATGCAGATTGGTTCCCACCAGTATTAATCGAATAATTTGACCAGTCTGGTTAAAGTTAGTGATATTGATGCTTACTGCTCCAGTGAGATTGATCTGATGATTGTTAAAGCTACCATCAATGGTCACTGTGCCTGAGGTGGTTGCATTAACCTGTACTGCACTACGCACAGCACCAGTAACATCCAGTGCGGTCTGTGGACTGGTGTTCTTGATACCTACGTTACCACCAGCAGCAGCGTAGATCATGTTGGCTGTACTGGATGTTCCAGCAGTAAATCCCTGGCTGGCGTTAAGCTGCCCAGTCATAGTGCCACCAGAAAGTTTCAAGCGCTCAGTATCCAGTGTTGTGGTAATAGTGATGTCACTGGTGCCGTTAAAGCTAGCACTTCCTGACAAATTTCCAGCTATGGTAATGGTTCTGGCAGTGGCCAACGCTGTTGCTGTGGCTGCCAATGTGGCACTGGCCACAGCGCCCACTACATTGGCACCAGTCAAACTGCTGATTGCAGCACCATTGCCGCTGAGGTTGGCGTTGATGGTGTGAGCAGTGATGTTGGCTGAGCTTACGATGTTGGCAGTGATATTGTTGTCAACACTGGTTCTCATAAAGGCAGCAGCGCCAATGCCACCCAATGCATCAGAGTTGGTGGCTGTTCCAGCAAACTTAGCACCAGTTAACGCAGTGCTCAAATTCACACCAGGCTTTATGGTACCAAAACCCGGATACCCTGGTGTTGCGTTGGAGTCATACTGGCTGTCATTGCTGATTACAGCAACTCGATCACCCACTCCGTTGCCATCATTGTCAATGTAGAAAGTCAACACGGTATGCGGATTGTTGCCAGTGTCGTATATGGTTTCAGCAATCAACTGAGTTTGCCCCATGCTGTATGGCGCAACTGGGCCAATTAAACGAAAAGAAGAACCCTGGTAAACATAAACCTGCCCATCAGTGGTTTTGTACCACAAATCACCCGAACTGACATCTGTGCTGGGTGTGGCAGACGATTTGTTATAGGTAGCCAGTCCTTGCCAGGTGTTGGCTGTTCTCAAATTGAGTTGAGAGGTTGAACTGTTATACCAGAGCTGACCGGTTAATGCTGTCCCTGGTGAAGGTGCCGAAACATTACTGAAATTTTCCAGCAATTTAACAAAATTTTCGTTCTGTCTTTCACCATATGTGCTGACGTTGCGTCCAATCAAAACCAGATTACAAGCAGTATCATTAACTGTTCCATCAGCCACTGTGGCTAGTTCAGCGCCATTAGTTTTATTAATTGTATAGGGCATTTCAAATCCTCTTCTAGTTATTTATGACAGAAGCGATCTGAAACGCCCTTAATATAAAAGGTCTAGATTATATTTCGTTCTCGGCGATACTGATTGTGAAACTCCACAAACAACTGATCTTGCTCGCTCAACGCCCAGTTGTTTAGCCAGTTCCGAGCCTCAATGTCCTCCCGCCATTCATGTAAAAAATCATCAAGTCTGTGGCTGGGTCCGTATGCTTCAATGGCCCGCTGCACTTCGTGTGGTAGTTTATCGTATTTGGGCATATTGTGTTTATTTATGGTGTTCCTCCAGAAGCAGCTAAAACAGCTAGAAAATAATCACTATAAACACCACATTGATCAGCAAGCCAAAGAAAATCAGCACAGTTCCCATTAAGCCACGACCATCACGAGTTTCAAACCGCACTGGCTCTTCAAATACATGCTGCCGTTTGCCATCCACATAGCGTTTGACCCAACGCCCCAGAAACAACCGGCGTACAAAATAAAACCAGATGGTCAGCAGCATCAGATACAGGGGGATACCAATCACTACATGCAATAGGTCTCGACCCAGGATTTTCCAGGCAATCATGGCCATGGTAAAATGACCCACTGGGGTGTTGGCGAATTTGTTGCTAACGTCCACCACACTTTCCAGGCCATTTTTCACAGCCTCACCAATCTCCTTGCCGATGCCAATGTAATGGCTGACCTGAGTCTGAGTCTGAGCCTGATTCAGATGCTCGGCGTTCACGTATTTCTTGGGTACCGTAACCAATTCATCAGGGTTGGACGGCACTTGCGCCAACAACCCTAAACCAGCAACCAACGACAAAATCAACAGTTTCACAATGGTCTCCTTGTGGTAAATTATGGTTTATCGATTCAGATGCTTTGACACCAGATATCCTGCTCCGACAGCCAGTACAAAATACCCAACAATGATTAGCAATTGGTCCATGTGACCTCCTTTAGATTTTCTCCCCAGCCGCAAATCCGCGCCAGCGTTCAAACCGCGGAAACCGCATGCTATAGCTTCCGTCCTGATTCTGCGTGACAGCGTCAGCTTTGACTTCCACAACCTGTCCAATCACCTGGCTTCGGGCCGCCCAAATTTGATCGCGATCAGCGTCAGTAAAACCAGAGCCAGTGTTAACACAAATTGTCTTTCCGTCATGCTCTCCTTCACAAACCAATGCACCCAACCGTCCTGCGTTCTTGCCGGTACCCTCTTCCACAGCCACCACAGTGAGGTCCACAGTGATAAACGGTTTGAGCTTGAGCCAATGGGTGCTACGCTTGCACTCATAGCCAGCGTCCACGTCCTTCAACATGATTCCTTCGTACCCGCCATCAATGGCTTGACGATTGATTGAATTGAACTGCTGACGACCCACTTCAGTGTCCAGGTCCACAGTACACCCATCCAGGATCTTGACGTTGGGCAGCACAGATTCAAACTCTGCATACCAAGCCTTCAATACCTGGCTTCTGACCTGCTGCGGAGTGTCTGAACGACCTGCACGAAACTCCTCCAAGCTCAGGTTGTCGAACAGGTACAGCACTGCATCCTGGCTCTGCACATTGCTCTTGCGATGCACCTGCCGCATCAGATCCTGGAAGCTGGCGCTCATCACTTCACCATCAAATACCCAAGCATGTTCCATGCTCTGGGCCATCTGCTGCATCTGCGTTACAATGTGGGGGAAGTTCTGAAGCTCTTTACCATTGCGAGTAAACATGTTCACTCTGCCGTCTGGATACACAATGGTAATCACCCGGACACCATCCAGCTTGACTTCCAGTTGCTTGCGGCCTCGCACCTTGCCCTCGTGATTCAGGCTGTCGTGGGCCAGCTGGCATTCAAACACCGGAATGGCATACAAGGGGCGATTGGTCTTCTTGACCACCGTGTTCACTGTCTTTTCGGTGACGCCGCAACGCAGGTCACGGATCAGGATACGCCGATACCAGCAGTTCCATTGTTCCTGGGTGGCCTGCATCATCAGCTGATTCACAGCATCGCGAGCAGCATTGCCCGTGAGCTTGCGATTAGTCAGCTGCTGAACCACATTGCTGAAAGCAGTCCAGCTCAGCCCAACACCATCAGTACCAGCATGCTCCGGCACCTGCTTGATGCCAAAAGTTTCAAAATTGTCCAGCGCCATGCGCAACCCGGCAAACAGTTCACCATTGCCAGCACGGGATTCAGCAGCAATCACGCCTTCTTTGAACAAGCGGCTATTGTTGCTTTCCAGCTTCTGTATCACGCTCCACGGTGTGTTCATATTCTTAGTATAGCATTGTGCTGTTGGGATGTCAACCTCTGAGGGAAACTTTCAACACCATCTCAACATGAACATGGTCAGATCCTGCTCACGTTGGAAGCATAGATTGCATTGATTGTCAAGTGCCCACGAATCGTAACCAAACTGCTCATTACACCAAAACAGTGCATTTTGATCAATGGGAACTCTGACTTCGCGGCCAGTGGCGTCAACACCAAGTCTGTTGTGTCGGACAGAAACTTTGAATGGATAAGGGTCCATATGTGTTATTATAGCACTCTGAATTGAGCGTTGTCAAGTCTTCAACGTGAGCCAAACCATGTGTTTTTCCAGCTGAGCAACCACTTGATCCATGGTTGGGTTGTCAGGAACGAAGTAGGCTTGATTGAATTTTTTGCGTCTTTCTGCCCGAAAACGGTACGGATTCATCCATCCTCGAATTTGATGCTGAACAGATCCGCCCACAGTGCCCCACAGGATTATAGAACCTGTGTTAGACATGCTTCCGAAGATTATGTCTTTCTCAAAAATGTTGGCTTGAGCCCAAAACAGCAGTTTTTCTTTTGAGCCTTGCCGAGATGGCCGAACTAAAATGCTGTAATAATCCACTTGCATGATGCTAGCTCCACATCAATATAAACATCACGGTATTTTTCAATAAACATCCATATCCTCTTCTTCTGTACAGTCGCCCCACCTCAACTTGAAAAATATCAGGTCTTGTTTGTCTCTGAAGAAAACGTCGGGCCATCCCCAATTCCAGCGTTCTCGGTCAGTGTCATCAAAATTGGCTTTACACCAGTGGATAATTTCAAACCACTGATCAAACTCAAAGGCGTTGCAAACGGCTTTGTACCGATACCGTATATAACCATTAGGAATTTCCATAGTCAATCCACTTCAATTGAAACCACATCAGATCTTGTTCGTCTCTGAAAAGAAAATTGGGCCACGACCAAGCCCAACGTTGCCATTCTTCACCATATGTTTGAACGGCCCAGACATTCATTTCTTTCCATTGATCAAAGTCGGCGTCGGCACACCTGAATTTATATTGATAAGATATATATCCCGCTGGTGTTTCTACTTTGAACCTTTTCTTTGCCATGCTAAGACCACCTCAATTGAAAAAACAGTAGGTCTTGTTCATTATTGAAATAAATTTCAAGCCATCCTTTAGCCCATCGTGCTCTGTCATCGCCAAAATTATCGTTGCACCAACGAACTATGTCAAACCATTGGTTCATGTCAACATTGCTTTTGTTGACGCGATGAGAATAGGTCCGGTATCCTTCTGGCGTATGAATTTTAAACCGTGTTTTAGGTGTCATGCTCAGACCACTTCAATTGAAACCACATCAGATCTTGTTCATGAACGAATACCAGCAATGGATAATCCCAGCCCCAGCGGCGGCCCACTTTTTCAGAACCAAAATGCTCTCTGCACCAGTCAATCATTTCAACAAAATCATCCATTTTACAGCCAGAGTGAACAGAAATGTAATACTGTTCTATCATATCACTGCCACCTCAACACAAAAAACACAGCATCCTCAGAATGCTTGAACAGAAATCCTCTGATAACAAAACACCAAGTGTTCTGGGCATATTGATGATCGCACCAATTTGCCATGGACATAGCCAAGTCTTCATCAAACATAGATTGGTAGTCCAACTTGACAAAGTAGGGATATTCAGGATGAAAATCAGGATTTGATGCCTCAAGTACCATACTCTTCCCAGAACAAAACAAAAAATGTAACGTGTTCGGCTAGTTTGAAACGAACGCCTTCGGGATCCCAGTACCAATTGTGAACACCAAACTGCTCATCGCACCAGGAAAACATTGCAACCCGCGTCTCCCAGCCAGATTTATATCGCTTGCTAACAGCCAGATATGGATAAGTTTTTAGAACTTGCTCGGAAGCCACTAGAGCCACCTCAATCGGAACATGGTAGCGTCGGCTTCTGATTCAAACCAAACCGTTTCATGATAAGGATTCAGTGACCAGCGTCCAGTAGCGAACTGTTTACACCAATCATTCATTTCTACATAAACTCTAAACGGTGCTAGCGGCAGATTCATTTTCATACTATTGCCACCTCAACATAAACAGTATAGCATCTTTTTCGTGTCTGAAACGAATTGATTCAGCGCCGTATAACCAATTGTCAGTGTTTTCGAAAGTTTCCACACACCAATCGTATCGTTTGGCTCGCTCGTTCCATGAACTTGCGCCGGTAGGAAGTTCTACTTTGTAAGGGAAAGTGAACATTTATAACCACCTCAGCGAGTACAGCACTGCGTCTTTTTCATGTTTGAAATAAAAACAAGTGGCGCCGTACATCCAATTGTCAAAATTCCCAAACGTTGCCACACACCAGTCATATCTTTTAGACCAGCTTTCAGTCAGTGGAACACTCACATGATATGGATATTTTTCGGCTAAACTGGGCATACTAGGACCACCTTAGATGGAACAGCACAGCATCTTGCTCAGAGGTAAACCAAAATTGATCCACATTTGGTTCTACTCGACAGTTCACACTCGAGTACCATTTGTCTTTAAGGGTTTGCTTACACCAATTTTCCACTTCTTCGAGTTTAGAACAAAGGAGAAGTTTGTCAAACTGAACATTAAATTCATACGGAGGAAATTTGTTGTATGCTTTTAGCACTAACATCAGGACCACCTTAGCCCAAACATCATTGCATCTGTCTCCGATTCAAATCTGAAAACATGACAGCCACCGACCACAGCACACCCAAACAAATCTATTGCGTTTTGTTCACACCAGTCCAGAATTTCATCAGCTTCGGTCAATGCCAACGAACGCCCCATATTGATTTTGTGTGGATACATGCTAGCACCATCTCAGCTTGAACATTACGAGATCAGCTTCTTTCCTGAAGTAAATCTCCTTTGTGATTATCGCCATGGTCCAACTGCCGGGTTCCAGATGCTCGTCACACCATGCAGCCAAACGGTTGAAATGCTCGATGTGTTCATGCACCAGGCTATTTCGATCAAATCGTATGCCCACGCTATAAGGATACTCTGCAGAGTGTACAGGTTTGAACGTAATGCATTCAGGCATAGTGAACCTTTAGCGATAGAGTTCGTGCATAAACGCCCGACGTTCCTGTTCAGCTTCCTGCTCCGCATAGGCTGCCTTGTAAACACACCGGCAAGTGGGCAGTTCTTCACCGCAGCATTCGCAGTCTGCAAACCGCTTCTGTACCGGAGCAGGCTTGGCCGGCACTGCTTTGGCAGCAGCATCTTCCTCGATGATCCGGAGAATCTGCCCGGCATACTTGCAGATAGCCGGCTGATCGCGCCAAGGACGCCACACCATTTTGAGCTGCTTTTCGCTCAGAGGCTTGTTGGGAAATTTGATCACAAATTCCGCCAAGCGGCTGAACCAAAGAGCATCTGCAGGCTGGAAGCCACGCAGGTTGTGATTGCGAGTCTGGTGGGAAGCCTGTTCGTCCTGGGTTTGGCGCTGGTACAAACGCACCAGCGCACGACGCACCCAACGTTCGTCAGTAGCCAACTTGTGGCGGATGAAGTCTTCGGTGTAGCGTTCCATTACTCTTTTAGTATAGCAAATGGTGTGCAGGGTGTCAACCAAATTTTCGCAACTCTAAGTTGTTGGAAATCAATAACTTATTGTTTGATGCTGCGCCAGTTCTGTTCAGTGGCGATGGCGTAGGGACCATATTCCCACTGATCAGTGTTGCCCACAGCGTGACACCATTCGGTTTCTATTATACCCGTAAAACAGCGTGAGCCCCGGGTCCAGCCAGCATTGCGATTGCTGACTCGCATCCCGCGGCGGGCAGCTGATTGGGTCTGATACTCAGCAATTTTTTCAGCAGTGGTGCGGTGAAACAATATCCAGTGTTGCATAATCTGAGCATAGCAAACAACACAACAGGTGTCAAATTTAATTTTGGAGCCGGAGGAGGGATTTGAACCCTCAACCCCCTGATTACAAATCAGGTGCTCTGCCGTTGAGCTACCCCGGCTAAACCCTACTTCTTTGTTTCCTGTATAAAGCCAATGATCACACTGGGGCCAAACATTCCACGCACAATGTTTCTGGCTGCATTCACATCACTGGCTTGGACCACGATCTTCTGTAGAATCTGTCCAGGAATGGTGTAGCTGACTTCAAAGTTTCTGTAAATAGGCATCGGCTTTCTCTATATTATAGCAACAGTATTTATGTTGAATCAAAATTTTCGGTAGAATTTGTGATGGCCAATCACTTTGACGGGCACCAAGCCTCGCCAGGCTGGGTCTATATAAGTGGCGTGAAAGTACAGAGCATTCTTGAGAAAATTCTGATGACGTTCCTGCGCCAGTACCTCTACTGCAATTTGCCAGCATTCAGTGCATTCAGCAGCTGATATCAAGTGATAGCTACCACACGCCCAGCTAAACTGGCATACACCATTGTGCCGCTGCTGCACCACTGCACAAGCAGATCCAGCAAAACCCTGCTGTACTCTGTTCTGAATCACACGAGCCACAGCAATTTTGCCCAGTCTGGGTTCATGACCGCTTTCATACCAGATAGCGGTGCTCATGCATCTGACTTCACGATAGTCCAAGCTGTGTATTGTATTGGTTTTGATGTTGTTTTCTGCGGTTGTTAATAGATCTTCAACACTTTGTTCAGGGACCACTGGATTTGCGCTAACTGCCTGAGTGTAGGCCATGATTGCCAGAACCAAAGCCAATGCCAACCAGGCATTAAACCAAATTTTCAAATTCATCGTATATCCTCTGGGATGTTGATACCAACAATATTTGCCAGATATTGTTAAAAACCAGTAGAACTCCTGGGCAGATTAGCATAAGGATCCACTGGAGTCGGCCAAGCACCGCCACCTATCAGACCCACACCGGTTTCTGGAACTGACACTGCACGAGCAGCTTCAGACCCAGTATCGGTTCCTAAATCGCTGTTTTCCAATGCCTGAACGTTACGTCCTTCACGCATGGCTGCGATTATGGCCTGTCCTGTTATTGTGTTGGTGCAACAGTTTTCTATCAGTTCTTGTGCAGTAAAACCGTCAGTGTTTTTGCCATATCCTGGCAGATTGGCCACAAACCCCAACACCGTGTTTAGCCCACCACTCTGTACATAATATGGCACAGTGGTTTCCAAAAACTCACTAGTGTTGTGGGTTTCAGCCATGCGATTGTACAACCGGATCTGGGGTTCCAGATTCAGCACAGAGGCCTGTGCAGCTACTAAATCAGCAGCAGGATCAATGGCGTTTTTGGCCGAAACCAAAGCAACATCCCAATCAGTGGTGTCACCTGTTTCAATTTTGTCCCGAAGAGTGTTCATCTGAGTCACTATGGTGGCCATGTCACCCACTGGATTGGTTTCTGAATGGAAATTTTTTAATACCTTTACTGACTCAGTCAGTACCTGATTGTAATTGGTATGACCCATGCAATCCTCGGCTTTCATGCTGCCGTGATCAGCACTACCAGTTCCCAAAATTCCCAGCAAAGTGTTCATCTGAGGTTGAGTGGTGGGCTGTGTCAGAGCATTGAGTTCAGCACCTGGAATGTTTTGCATCTGTTGTAGATTTTCACCCAGTGTTTTGGCTTTTGTATTGGGTTTGACTTTGCAAAACTTTTTCAAATTGAGGGCCAATCCCTGAATCAAGTTGGTATTCTGTGTGGTTTTCTGTATTAAACCAGCAGCACTGGCCGCATCTGAGCCCAGCGTGGTGGCTGGATTCAGCAAATCACTAAACCTACTGATGCCAGTCGCCTGAACACCCAGTAATTGCTGTATGCTGGCCACATCAGCCGAATCAGAATTACGATCTATCAGATCAGCCAGGGCCTGATCAGTGGCTGTGTCTCTCAACACTTTCTGCTGATTTTGTGCCTGCTCCAGCAACTCTGCAATAAACCCAGTATCAATCAGGCGGGGCTGTTGTGTAGCTGGATCCACGAAAGTTTTGCCCAGCACAGTCACATGCAGATTGCCAGTTTTTTCTGCGTTGTTCCTGATGGCCTCCTGAATCACCAGAGCTGCACTAAAACTGGCCCAGGGGTTTTGTAAATTGATTAAACCAGCTGCTTTTGCGAAACCAGCACCCACCACAGACAAATCAGTGGAATCGTTGCCGGCAATTTTACTGAAACCACCAGTGGCTCCTGCTGCTGGACCGCCTGTGCCAAACTCAGCCAGAGCTGCACTCTTCATTACCGAACGAGTCTGGCTGGCATAACCCTGCGCCTGACCCAGCACATTGGCAAAAGTTTTACATCCGTCATTGTTGAACCAACCACTGGTTCTGGCGTGAGCACGATGAAACAGATTACCAGTGCCCCACGTAGAAGTAAATTGCTGTGGAGTGCTGCCCAATGCCATGGGAAATCCTTTGGCCAGAGTGTGAAATATTTTACGTGGTCGTATTTTGATTGTTACTGTTTCGCCAGTGGCTGGTGCTGTGACAAAAGTGATTGAGCTAAAATTGCTGTTGAAATTGTAGTGAACACCAGGAGTTTTCACTACGCCATTGATATCTACCTGAATGAAATCGTTGGTTAGCCAAGATAATCCTGTGACATCATAACTGGTGGTATAGGTGATACTAAAAACCAATGTGAGGTCATCACCTGCCAGAGTGTTGGCTATGGTTACCAGTTCAGGTATTGGTGCTCCAGATTTAGTTTCAAACACTGCCACTGTGACAGTTCCTGCCAAGGTGGCTAATGCTGCTATTCCATTGATGGCATTTTGATAGGTATCAGTGATCTGAATGCTGGTACCAGTGACATCATTGAGAACATAGTAGGTAACTCCATCTGATAATCCTGAACCTGTTCCACCTGAAGTACCCACTACTTTGAGACTTTGACCTTTGAGATAGGTACCAGATGCCACAGTGAGTTCTCCAGCTGTGCCATCAATGCTGCTGATACTGATGGTGCTTAATGCTCCAGCCAAATGTGATTCTATTATATAATATGACTGTATAGCTGCATATTTGCTGTATTCAGCCAGAGCCGCAGCAATATCAGGAGGTGCTATGCCTGTATCCTGGATTAATCCATGTAATGCTGTGACCTGAATTGCGCTGAGATCTGTGGACATATTATGCTCCTGGTATAATCACATCTGGGCTGGCCTGTGCTTGGCTGTGTCCACAACTTTCACCAGCGCCGTTGAATGCAGAAGGTCTGCCTTCAGTAATCACAGTGCTAGCGCCTGCCACTATAGTGGGTGTAACATGTGGCGGTGCTGGTGGGAAAGGAGGTAAATGTGTCTGAATTGTACTGCCTTTCAGAGCTGCAGGACGACCATTCACAATCACTGTGCTAGCCACTGCACCGATAACCGGTGCTCCCACATTGTTTACATCACCTTTCCTAACCCATCCTGGCATTGTATTATCCCATCAAAATTTTGTTGTTTGGAGTACGAATTCCGCTGGTGGCTTCGTACCATGCACTGGTCATTTCTTCACGACTGAATGTATGCATCACCACAGCAGTCTTCATCAGATCCAGTTCTTTGTCCAGCTTGCTGCTCAGCAGAGCCTGACCCAGGGCCATGCCTTGTGGGCCCGGCATCAGACTCAGAGGCTTATAGATCCTGAAGCTGGTGTCGGTTTCTGACACATACTTGGCCACGATTTCTTCGCCGCTGATCAGCTTGAATGTCACGATGTCATTTTCTCTGTACATGTTGTCCTTATTTATCCGTTGATTTTTTGTTTGATCTGCTCTGCTGTCATGTCTCTGAGTTCAGGCCAGCCACTGACAAACTGTGTGTCTTCCAGATAAATCTGGGGCACACTGCGATGTCCTTGCTGTCGAATAAAGCTCATGGCTTGTGTATCCTGATGCAGATTGACGTCGGTGAATGGAATTTCCAGACGAGTCAGATACTCTTTGGCCTGCTGACAATGACTGCATGAAGGGGTTGAATATATAGTAAGTTGTTTCATAAACTAAATCCTCGGAATGAATCTTCATCAATGTCCTGCTTGACGGCCCCAACCACATAACTGGAAATTTCGGTTTCCTGGGGAGCCACTTGTACTTCACTACCAGCAATCCACTTGTTGGTCCAGGGCAGTGGATTGGCGCTGGGCACTTTCCAGTCGCATTTTAGTCCCACTGATCCCATTCGCTTGGCGCAGATCCAATCCACATAATCGCACAACAGAGTCTCATTCAGACCAATCATGCTGCCATCCTTGAACAGGAACCGCGCCCATTGTTTCTCTTGCTCAGCAGCAGCCTGAAACAACTGAACGCACTCGGCTTCGGTTTCAATCCGAATAGCTTCAAACTCCGGATCATCTTTGGGTAGCAATTTCAGCAGAGCCTGTGTGCTGGCCAGATGCACATTCTCGTCACGGCAAATCAACTTGATGATCTTGGCATTGCCTTCCATCTTCTTGACTTCAGCAAAGGCCCAGCTACAAGCAAAGCTCACATAGAATCTCAGGCCTTCCAGTACATTTACACTCATCAGGCTGAGCCAGAGCAGGCGCTTGATTTCACGCAGATCCACTGTGATGGTGCGACCGTTCACTGTGTGCTGACCTGTGCCCAGCAGGTTGTACCACTGGATTTGTTCCAGTAACTGATCATAGTTCACAGTGATGTCATTGGCACAGTCCACAATTTCACTGATGCTCATGATCTCATCAAATACTCGGCTGGGATCACTGTAGATGTTGCGAATGATGTGTGTATAACTGCGGCTGTGAATGGTTTCGCTGAAAGCCCAGGTCTGAATCCAGGTCTCAATTTCAGGCAGGCTCACAATGGGCAAATAAACCAAGTTGGGACTGCGACCCTGGACGCTGTCCAGCAGGATCTGACGTTTCAGGTTGCTGGTAAATATGTGTTGCTCGTGCCGGGTCAGATCCTTGAAATCCTTGCTGTCTTTGTTTAGATCGATTTCGTCAGGTCTCCAAAAAAATCCCAGTTGTTTGTCAGTGAGTTTGTCAAACTGCTTGTATTTTAGTGTGTCATATCGTTGCATACCCACGCCACCGCACTGGTCCAGGAAGGCCAGTGCGGTCAGGTGGTCTTTATTTTGTTGATTGAAAACAGTTTGCATATTACTTTACCTTCTTATTATATAACGCAGCTCTCACAGTCTGCGACAGGTTCGGCTATCTTTTCCACGTTGATCTCACCTTGACCATCCCGGGTGTTGTTATAGTATAATTGTTTTCCACCATACCGATAGAACATCAGGATGTGTTTAAGTAACTCACTCATGGGAATTTTTTCATCTGGATAAAAAGCCGGATTGTAACTGGTGTTTACACTAATGCCCTGATCTATCCATTTCTGCAATACTGCACAGATTTTCAGATAACCTTCAGGACTGGCTTGATTCCACAGCAATTCATAACGATTCTTGAGCTTGCGCATTTCTGGTACTACCTGTTTGAGTACACCATGCTTGCTCTGTTTTACACTGATCAGGCTTCTGACCGGTTCAATACCGTTGGTACTGTTGCTGACCTGACTGCTGGTTTCACTGGGCATCAGTGCCATCAGTGTGCTGTTTCTGATGCCGTACTGTGCTGCGGCAGTGCGCAAACTCTGCCAATCCTGACGTTCCTGATAGGGCACCAATTCATCCACTTCGGCCTTGCGAGTGTCCACTGGCACAACGCCCTGCGCATAACGCAGATTCTGCCAGCCGGCGCAGGGTCCAAATTCTTTGGCCAGCTCTATGCTGGTCTTGATCAGATAATAGCTCATGGCTTCCATATACTGATCCACCGCAGGCAAGCAAGTCGAATCAGTATAGGTGTAGTCATTTTTAGCCAACCAGTAAGCAAAATTGATGATACCAATGCCCAGAGGGCGATACAAATCAGTGCTGTTTTTAGCAGCTGGTACCGGATAGTGCTGATAGGTCAGTAGAGCATCCAGACCTCTGACAGCCAGTTCACAGGGTTTGGCAAAGTCTTCGGGTGTGCGAATCATGCCCCAATTTATCGCCGACAGAGTGCAAAGTGCAATTTCACCAGCAGGATCATTGACATCAGTCAGTGGTTTGGTGGGTAAATCTATTTCGGCGCACAGGTTACTCTGGGTAATGGGAGCTATTTTGGGGTCAAAGGGACTGTGTGAGTTGGCATGATCCACATTCTGCAGATAGATACGACCAGTATCTTTGCGTTCCTGAGCAAACTGACTGAACAGATCCACTGCTCGCAAAGTTTTCTTTCGGATTGCCGGATTGGCTTCAGCAGCGGTGTAAAGTTCACGGAATCTTTCGGTATCTGCAAAAAAGGATTCATACAGACCCGGAACATCACTAGGGCTAAACAGAGTGATGTTACCGCCACTCAGCAGACGTTCATACATCACCTTGTTGAATTGCACGCCATAATCCATATGACGGATGCGATTGTCTTCGGTGCCTTTGTTGTTCTTGAGCACCAGGAGATCCTCTACCTCCAGGTGCCAGATGGGATAATACAGCGTGGCTGAACCATTTCTGACACCACCCTGGCTGCAACTCTTGACTGCACTCTGAAACAGCTTGTAAAAAGGAATAACGCCAGTGTGGTAAGCGTCACCGCGACGAATGGGCGACTTCAAAGCACGAATGCGTCCAGCACCAATGCCAATACCGGCTTTCTGACTCACATACTTCACAATGGCACTGGTGGTGGCATTGATGCTGTCCAGGCTGTCAGCAGTCTCCACCAGCACACAACTGCTGAATTGACGCTGATTGGTTCTGACGCCAGCCATTACAGGTGTGGGCAGGCTGATCAGATGAGTGCTGATGGCTTCGTAGTAATCTCTGACCCAGTTCAAACGAGTGTCAGCTGGGTAGTTCTGGAACAGAGTAGCGGCAATCAGAATATAACAGATCTGGGGAGTTTCGTAGATCTGACCAGTCACACGATTTTGTACCAGATATTTGCCACGCATCTGTTCCATGCCCACATAGGCCATTTCGTTATCACGCTCATGACGAATCATGGCATTGATCCGATCCCACTCGGCATCAGTGTAAGCAGTCAGCAACTGAGCATCATACAAGCCCATTGTGACATTTTGTTCCACCAGACGACGAAGATGCCAGGGCTCATAGCTACCATAGACTTCTTTTCTGAGGTGATAATTGATCAATCTGCCAGCCACATACTGATAATTGGGAGCTTCCTCACTGATCAGATCAGCTGCACTCTTGATCAGCATTTCCTGGACATCAGTGGTGGGGATGCCATCATAAAATTGCAAGCTGCTGCGGATCTCCACCTCACTGGGACTTACGCCAGTTATATCTTCACAAGCCCAAAAAACCACGCGATGTAGTTTTTCCAGATCCAGGGGCTCACGTCTGCCATTACGTTTGGTAACATTTACTTGACTCATTTGTTAATGCCTTGACTATTCTAATGTTCTAAAATCTTGTGGTACGAACACTGCGGATGATTGATACTCACTGCTGATGGAGTTTGTATTTACTAGTCTTTGTTCGTTGAAATTAAGAATATATTTTCCATCATCCACGTCAACTATACTTACTCGTTCGCCCCCAGGATTGTACATAATCCGTAATCTGATCAGATGCTGCTTGATCGCAGGACACAAGGCACAAGTATAAAACATACCCAGAGCTTTGGACAGATCACAGTAACTCAGATTGTCAAACAATTGCCAAGGACTGGGCCATCTGGAGTGGTCATCACTGAGCAAGCTGATTTTTCTAGTGGGTGCAGTGAGCCACCACTGTTGTACCTGAACCAGAGCTTGTTCCAGTTCTGGTTCAGTTTGTAGATCCTGCCGGAATTTCCTCCAGGTCAATATCTTTTGTTCTATGGGTGCATACCAATGCATAAAAATTAGAAGTAGTCCACTCTTTGGTATCTGATCGTGCTGTTGTATCCAGTGCTGGTTGATGTATATTTAAAAACCAAAAGTTCACCAGTTACTGTCATAGTAATAGTTATACCTACGCCAGCACTAGGGGTTCTACTTTCATCAGACACCACAGTGTCACTGGACCCATTATATGCATATCGAATTTCACCAGTTTGGTACACACCATTGCGAACAATACTGTATCTCAGTACGCCTGCTGGATAACTCAGCTTGTTGAAACTGTGAAATTCAGCGGCTGTGCCAGTATTATCCTGCAGAGTGGCAGTGGCGTAGGCACTGGAACCATTGCTCAAAGCAGTCAGAATTTCTGTATTGCCCTCACTGGGAGCACCTTCTTCAAAAGTTCCATTGCCAATATACAGTTGCTGAGTATCAATAGCCCAGCCCAATTCTCCAGCAGCCAATTGTGGCAGATTTTCCTGTCTGCCTCTGCGAACCTGAATTTTTGAAATTTGTGTAACAGCCATATTAGTGTTTCCTATCTGGTATTTAGCTATAAAACTGTTTTACTCGCTCAGCCCAGATCCTACTGTACCGCTGAAATTCTTCACCCTGAATGATCCAGTGTTGCGGCTCATAGTTCTGGCTACACATCAGAATAACTCCCTGCTGTATATCAGTGCCATATAACTGATTGTGTGCCAGGGCATAGGCACACAATTGCAGAAAATAACTTTCAATCCACTCGGTTTTTTTGGGACGATTGGTTTGTTTGAAGTCCACGATGCTCAGTTGGCCCTGCCAATCAGCTATACAGTCAGTGGTACCAGCATACAGATCTGGGTAGAACAAGTTCACCTCAGTGCCATAGAATGCCGTGCAGTTGGGCTTCAGATACTGGTCAATAATGGCCGTGGCCATCCGATGACTTTGCTGACTATATGGATTAGAGCCAGGTTCTTTTACCGAATCTTCCATCACATATTGTTCCAGATAACGATGCATCCGGGTTCCCCGGCTAGCTGCTTCTGTGGTGATTTGCTGAGCCTGTTGTACGCCCACACGTTGTCGCCAGGCTTGCAAGGCTGCTTTTTGCTCTGCAGGTTTGGTAGCATCCAGAATAGTAGTTACACTTTGTAACCTGCCACCGTCGGGTGTCATATAGTATCTTTTGCCATCAATGCTGGTGCGATCAAAGCTCTGATACTGAAATCTCTGAGTTATCATGTACTAATACTTAGTATAGCATATAACTCAGTTACTTAATAGCTCTGGACTTGGCTCTTTTTGCCATCTGTGACACAATGCTTCTGCTGCCTTGCAGGCGATCCAGTTCGGCTTCGGGCTGTGCGACAGGTTCTGCTGCCAGCATAGTGGTTTGTCCCGGAGGTTCAACACTCTGATCGGCCTGCTGGTCCACAGGCATTTCAGTATCTGCTGGCATTTCAGTATCTGCTGGAGGCGGTTCAGGTGAAACTTCTGGTACCTGATCTGGAGCCTCTTCCTCTTCAGTACGATAAGTTATAGTATCTCTGTTTAGATCAGCAATGCGATTCTGAATAGCTGGTATGTTTTCCCAGTATTTTTTCAGTACGTCAAAAGTCACTGATGGACCAGGCAAGGCATTGAGCATTCTGACAACTTCTTTAGTTTTGATCTTGGGTTTATGAAGTTTGCTGGTTCCCTTTGGAGATTCCAGATTTTTACCCCACAGGATGATCAGAGAAATTATCTTGGTTTTTACTGCTTTGTCTGGCTTGAATTCCGGCATGGTGACCTCTTATCTCTTGCCACGGCCTAGAGGTTCAGGTTCCACTAAATTCTGTTCTTCTGAACCTGGCTCTAGTTCTGAGGGCTCAACATCAGTCATATCTGGTTCAGATAGGCCAGTGGGCTCTGCTGGCTGTTCCCCTGCTAGTGTGCGAGTGGCGGCATCCAGCGCATTCTTGGTTTCACGAACATGGTCCAGTGCGGCATTAATAGCCTCAGTAGCACTGGCTGTGAACGCATCAGCCTGTTCAGCTGACATAGTATCACGAATGGTTTCGTTCAGTGCAGGCAGTTCTTCATTTACCATCTTGCCCATGGTTTCCACCATGTCCTGGATGCGATCCACCATGTCTTTGGCCGCTAGCACCACTTCAGCTTCGCCCACTGAACTTTCCATTACTATGCTTTCAGTCAGTTTATTCAGGGCTTGAGCAGCTCCAGGATTTTTCAATAAATTCTGCATCATTTGTGCTAAATTCATTGCTTCTTTAGCCGACAGAGTGGGTTTATTGGCTAATGTCTTAAGGTCTCTGGGGTCTGTGCCTAATTTTGCAGAAGCAGCATCAATGGCTCCCTGTTTGGCTAGGGTTTTAGACATCACATTATCAGTATCTATACCACGCAATCTCTTATACATGTCCCTCATCTTTTCACCTGAATCAGTCTTGGTTACTGGAGAGTAAACTCTGGCTCCTGGTACATTAGTCTTAACTGAGTCAGCAACGTCACCAGCTACACTTTTAACTTTATTTTTCAGGGTTGTGCCTATTTTCTTTAGTTCTGACCCAAAGGTGGGGACTTCTTCAGCAATCTTGGCTTTCAGTGTTTGCTCCACCATGAGCATGGCCAGATAATTACTGTTGCGTTCAGCCACATGACTGGCATGTGTGTTACGAAACTTCGTCAGTTTACGTTGTACATTTTCCAACATGGTTGTTGCAGTTCGAGCAGTCATCTGATCCACAGGCATTTGAATGCCGTGATGCTTTTTCAAAAGCTGTGCCATTACTGCTGCTGAGCTGGGATTCTGAAGATCGTCTAGTTTCATGTGAAATATTTCCTGTTCTGGTATTTAGCGACCGATATGGAATTTAGGCTTTTGCTTTGAATAAATTATAAGCCAAAAAGGCCACAGCACCAATCAGGGAACCAATAATGGTTATTCCCCAGCCTATCAACTGATTATTGCGTTGATCCCTGAGGCCGCTGATCAGCTGTTTGATTTCGCTGATGTTATTTTCAATGGCATCCATACGACTGTCTAGATTTTCTAACTTATCTTGCAAATTGATATAACGTTCAGCACATAGCTCAGCATGTGCTTCCAGGTTGGTTTTCTCAATTTCAGTGGTGCTCATAGGGTTCCCTTATCCTGCATAACGATGTGGCAATGTGTTATTTATTACAAACACTGTGTTGATTTCAGCACCCTGGGTGATGATACAGGATTGAGTGAACTTAGCAGTTTCCTTCAGGCCAGTGATCATGGGCACATACATGCTTTCCAGTTTCAGAGTACCCACAGGATCTGTTTTAGTGGCATAAACATCAGCATGATCTGTAGCAAAACTGGTGATCCACAATGTTTGATTAGTACCATGCTGTTGATCAAAACCAATGTCAGTAATGTCATAATTCTGAATCTTTACTGGATTTTCCAGCATGATGGGTTGAGCTCTCATACTGATTATCTGCATCATGGTTTCCCAATTGCGCTGTTGATTTCGGCTTCGTTCCCATTCGGCTCGATTCCGTACCAACTGATCAGCATCATCCAGAAAAGTAGGTATGTTGGCATTGTAGACTTTTAGTACACCAGTCTTGGTGATATCAAACAGGGTAAACACAGTGACAAATTGCATGTCCCCCGACAGATTATAATTGGGCATGGTTATACCGTGTTCACGCATGTGAGTATTTACAAAGACAACGAAGGGACCTTATAAAAAGGTCCCTGGTTGTGATTCTGTGAAAAATCAGTTAGAATGCAGTTGCATCAGCAATGGCTGAAGCAGTTGCAATACCCAGCTTGGTGCGGGTCACAGTTGCACTGCTCAGGTCCACGCTATCCACTGTGCCCAATGCTACAATAGCATTCTGCAAAGTGGTTGCTTCAGCAGCCACGATTGCGCCTTCCACAGCAAAGGTTTGCTGGGTGTTGGTGTCAAACAGAGGGCCTGCTGCAACGATGGTGTAATAACGCTGAATGGTGTTGTATACAGCCTGCAGAGCACCTTCGGGTCCCAAGCTGCCATTGATAGCATTTACATAATCAACTGTGAAGAAGCTCAGGTCCTTGCTGAGGTTTTCAAAGTTAACTGTCATTGCAGTGGGATTAACTCTTGTTACTTGTGCCATAATAAAATCTCCTTAATAGCTTTACGCTTACAGTTATTTAGCATTCTGAATCAAAAACTGTTGGTTACTTGCGTTTTTTTCTGCGCCCGGCAGAACGTTTTTTATAGGGTCAGGTTTCTGACAAATTCACTTTGGTCTGAACTTCTTTCAGTGTTTCCCATTCTAGACCTGTTTCAACTGCGTTATACCATAGCGAAATTAATTTCTCCACATCGTATCTTTTACTAAGTTGAATTATTTTTATACCAGTATCAATGGCTTTTTTATAGGATTTACTGACTTCAGCCTTAATCGTCTGTTCCATTTGTTTGGATTCAGCAGCATCTAAATTAGTTTTCCCAATAGTGGTGCCTGATAGATTCACCAATGCCTGAAGAACTTTGTTAAGTTGTTCCTGTAGTTTTTTCTGCTCTTCTTCACCAGCATCAGGTTTTGGAGGCTCAACTGGTTTGGAAACTACCTGATCTTTTAGCTGGGTCACTCTGTAGAGTATTTTTTCAACGTCTGGTTTTTTCAATCTGTAGTCAAGATCTGTGATTCCCACATCTTCCAGCGCCTGATCCAGGTTGGGTGTTTTACCAAAATTCAGTTTGAACTTTTCAACAGTTAGAGTGCCTCCATATGTCAAACCACTGCGTCCTAGCCAAGTTTCAAATGCTTTGAAGATTTTTGAAAACTCAGCTTTAGTTTGCTTTTTGCCTTGACGAGTTTCTGCTGAACCAATGTCAGATCGAATTTTGGCTGCTACTGAACCAAGTTTAGATAAAATTTTTTTTCCGGGTATCTCAAACTCCACTAGTCTCATAATAATCTCCTGGCTGCACGACTAAACTTTTGCGGATCCCGACTCCGGATGCTGCTGAGCAAACGGCGTTCCATGTCTTCAGCAACACCTGCACCATAGTTTTCAGCTATGCTGTTCAGCAGATTGATGGCACTGGAAATCAGGTGATTGCCTCGACTCTCAATCAACAGATTACGATTGTGTTCGGGCAATCCATTGGTGAGTTCGTCCAGGATGGTTTTAGTGGCTGCTTTCAAAATCGGGTACCTTTGATGGTATTTATACCGTTCAGAAGATTTGCTGAGGTCTGTGACCTGCACTGGCCTGAAAGACTGGAGATCCATGTTTGCGAATCCAGTTCACTATGTACTGCGGATTGACTTCGAATGTTTTGACCAGATCTTCTATAGATACTCCAGAATCCAGAGTTATCGTGTATACTTCATATCTTCGATCACTATTGGCTTGAGCTCGCATCACAGTGCAGAATATCAGATTTCTCAACCAGGGCTCAAAGTTACTCTCGCCTCGAATCAGATCAAACAGCTGATTTTTTTCAGCCTGGGTGATGTCTTCACACAATTCCAGACCATACATATCCCAAGCAACCAAAATTAGATGTCCTTGTTCTGAGTTCATAGCTATACTGTTATTATACACTATTCTGCGGAGGTTTTCAATTGAGCCAACATGCTTTTGAGCTTGCTGCCCTGTACATCAGCTTTGACCTTGCCCAGGTTGTCACCAGCAGCGTCCCGAGTACGCACTGTGCTGGTGGTTTTCAGTTGTGCCATGATGTTGCTGGCAGCCGAACTGGCAGGCGCCGATTGCTCATCTGAATCAGTCTCACTGGTATCAGTGATCCTGAGACTGTTAACATCAAAATCCAGTTCCACTTTCTGCCCCACACCGCTAGAACTACGAGTTTTCATCAGCTGTAGCTGATACTTACCACGCTCACGCATGGCTCGGCTGGTAAAGATACCAAACACATTATCAGCTGTGTTGATTTTGCTGATACCACCTGAAATATGACTGTGATCGAACTCAATCTCTTCCACAGCCGAACGGTTCAACTGACTGGCTGTGACAAACAGCACATTGAGTTCTTTGGCCAGATTGCGCAACTCTTCACTGACATACTTGTCTTTCACAAACAGGTCATTGGGGCTGACTTTAGCACTAACCGGCATCAGCAGATCCAGATAGTCCACGCACAGAAAATCCACTGTGATACCAGTGCGTATCTGAAGCTCCTTGATGTAACTACGGATATCATTCACTGTGCTCTGAGCCGGCAGATACTTGATCCAGAAGTTGCCGCTGCGTTTGCCAATGACACGCACCTTCATTTCCACATCATCCAGATCTCTGAATATTTCTTTGGTGGGTTTGCCTGTGATCATGCTGTCAATACGCATAGCACACAGGTCTTCACTGAGTTCCAGTGTGATGTATACACCGTTCAGACCAGCCAACGACCAGTTACAACCCAGATTTTGCATGAATAGCGATTTTCCCGAGCCAGAACCGCCAGCAAAAATCTGCAACTCTCCCCGATTGAATCCGCCATACAGTTTGCGATCCAGGCCATTCCAGCCTGTGGATATCTGACCATTATTGCTCTTGAGACGATTCAGTCTGGATCTGGGATCGGCAAAATATTCAGTACCCATGTCCTTGGTCAAACTGATCTGCACTGCATCTTTAATCAGCTTTTCCACCGGATCATATTCACCTTTTTCCAACAGATCCGCAGCCTTCAGAATGGCTCGCTCCAGTTCCTGCCGCTTGGTGAAATTCTCAAACTCTTCCAGAAACCAGTTAATGTGACCGTCGTTGATGCCATCAATGGGTTGCAAGTCCACACCAGCCACTGCTTTGAGCTGAACTCGATCCGGTAGAGTGCTGTGTTGCTCTGCATGATCAGACACAAACTTGGCTGCTCTTTTCAGACTCTTGTCAAAGTTATCTGAATTGTAAATGTTACTGACTCTGGTAAACAACGAAGGATCCTGGAGCATGAACTCCAGGAACAGTTTCTGAACGTCTGCGGTAAATTCCATGGCTTCTTAGTTATGCTTTCTGCTGAGCTTTAATCGTAGTTTTATCTGTGTCACACCGCTCACACTAGATTCCCAGATGGATCTGGCAGTAAACAACGGCCCCCAGCGTCTGACTGCGTCATTGACGTCTTTGACTTCAGGCGGCCAATCTGGAAAACTCACACTCCATCCGTAATCCAATGCAGCCTGTACCAAGCTGTCACCTGCACTGTCCTGATCCGGCACCACTATGATTTTGCGATTCAGTTGATCTATCTGTTCGGCCTGTACTTCATTAACTTCATTGCCCAGTACAGACAGCCCGCCAATGCTGATGGCGTCAAAAACACCTTCCACCACCGGGCACCAGGAATATTGTGGTTTCTGAAATACATCACCAAACACATAGGGCATGGCCAGTGTTTGCAGATATTTGGGTCTGACTTGGTGTATGGTGCGAGCACTATAACCCACCAGATACTGCTGGTAGGTAAAAGGCACTATGATTCTGCCAGGCAGTTCAGAGCTCACGAAGTAGGTGTACGCTTCAGGATCAATACCACGACTCAGTAAGTATTCCCAGTGTTCAGGATGCAATTTGGGATCCATCAACACTGATTCTGCAGGCAGATCTCTGGGCTCAATTTGAATTTCTGGCGCAGGTTCTGTTTCCAGATAACCTTCAACTAATTCTCGCTCTCTGAGAGCCTGTATTTTCAGAGCATTGACTTCTGCAGGGCTTACACCCAGCCAGATCAGCAATCGTCTGAATTTTATTCCAAACTGTCCACCTACCCGATAACCTGTGGTGTAACCACAGTTGAAACAATTATAGACGACGCCGTCGGCAGTTGTTTTGATACCCCCACGGCGTCGTCCATCTGTGCCCTGACCTCGATGAGAACAACACGGTGCATTGAAACTGGTCCAGCCATTGGGAGTTTTCCTGACGGCAGGCAAGTTATCCAGCAGAGTTTGTACAATCACAGAAGTCACATGTTTATTCTAACACAGTTATCCGTTACTTACAAATCTATTGAGCTTTTCCGCTTCAGCAATTATATCAGCTGAAGTGGGAAAGTCTGGCATTTCGGGAAATGGAATCCGGGGAGCCTTGTCTTCAGCGCCAGGAACCGTTTCTCTTTTGGCGAAAAATTCATCCCTGAGATCACCACGCCGGTTGTGAATGGGTTCAAATAGGATGTCCTTGGCCAGGGTTAGTAAATCGAAACGAATTTCGTAGGGTGTTTTGCTCATAGGTGAGCCTCCTTTGTATGTGTGTATTGTGCAGATTGCGTCTGCACAGGTACTTATACAGCAGAGGCTCACTCTCTATTTTAAAGTCTACCAACCACTGCTTCAATCAGTTGGATACTACTATCAGCAATTTCACCTAGACTCTTGCCAATTACACAACCGGGTTGATATTGGGCTGAATCCAGTGCGCACGCAATACCAGGCAAATGGCTGCTGACCAGCAATGTGCCCTTGGATACCGGCCCCAATACACGGCAAGGCACGCGGCCTGTCAGTGCCAAAGGGATACCGCTAGCAGTGTCATTCATCAGGAAAGCTGGCTGTTGACTGACTACCCCAGCAATACGAGTATCGTGACTCACTGTGCTTATGGTAATTTCAGCACTGCCACCAAAAACCATCACTGTGCCATATTCATAGATGCCATCAGCTGCATAAATTTCTGCCAAGTCAGCATAGTTAGCTGATGCTTGACGTGCAAACAGGGTATCAAAACCCTGACCTGCTGCACCTATGTTGCCTACTCCAGCACCACCACCATTGGCAATGGCCGTAGCCACATTGCCGTAATTCACAGTGAGCGTGTTACCCACACTGGCTAATCCTGACACATTGGCTGTGCCAGTAACATTAGCTCCAGTGCTGGTTACCACAAACACGTTGGCCACACCACCAACACTGGTGTTGACGTTGCCTCCAGCAGCTGGTATGGATACATTACTAGTGCCGTTGGTGATTGATGTTGTGCTGATTGTGGCAAAACTCAGCACGCCACTACCATTGGTTTGTAAGAATTGACCATTAGTTCCGCCAGTGATGGTCACATTGCCCACTGCACCCAGGTTACTGGCACCAGTGACACTCAGGTTTCCTGCACTGACATTACCGCTCACCGTCAAGCTGGTCAGTGTTCCTAGGCTGGTAATATTGGTCTGCGCTGAGGTGGTTAGTAAACCAGATAAGTTGGTAGCACTGACTAGATTGGCTCCACTGATACTGGAATTGGCTCCACTCAGTGTGATATTAGCATTAGCGCCCATGGTTAAACCAGTCAGTGTACCTAAACTGGTGATATTGGTTTGAGCGGCGGTTTCCAATGTGCCAGCCACATTGGTAAATGCGCCTCTGGTACCACTCACATTGCCTGATGTGATGTTGCCAGTGACTGCCAATGAACCCAATGTACCCACTGAGGTAATATTGGTCTGACTTGCGGTTTCCAATGTGCCAGCCACGTTGGTAAATGCACCACGAGTACCGCTTATGTTCCCTGATGTGATATTGCCAGTGACTGCCAAAGACGTCAGTGTGCCCACTGAGGTAATATTGGTCTGAGCTGCTGTCTCCAAGGTACCCACAACGTTAGTAAATACGCCTCTGGCGGCCCCGATGTTGCCCACATTAGCGTTTCCTGTTACGTTCAAAGTACCAGCAGTGGTTAGGTTCCCACCAGTAATATTGCCAGTGGCTGTAATCAGCCCAGCTGTTCCTAAGTTCCCCACATTGGCATTACCAGTAACACTCAGGATGCCACTAACGCTATTGATGTTACCAGCAGTGATGTTGCTGGTAACAGCCAAATTGGCTTGACCAGTAATGTTGCCACTCACTGTGAGTGAAGTCAGAGTGCCTACAGCAGTGATATTGGTTTGAGCGGCTGTTTCTAAAGTTCCTGCTAGATTGGTAAATGCGCCTCTGGTGCCGCTCACATTGCCTGATGTGACGTTGCCAGTGACTGCTAATGAACTCAGTGTGCCTACACTGGTAATATTGGGCTGAGCTGCTGTCTCCAAAGTACCCACAACATTAGTGAACACACCTCTGGTAGCACCTATATTACCCACATTGGCATTACCGGTCACACTCAATGAACTCAAGGTTCCCACAGCAGTAATATTAGTCTGTGACGCAGTTTCCAAAGTGCCCACAATGTTGGTAAACACCCCACGAGTAGCGCCAATGTTTCCCACATTGGCATTGCCGGTGACGCTCAATGAACCCAACGTGCCCACAGCAGTGATGTTGGTTTGACTAGCAGTGGCAATAGTACCGTACAGATTAGCACCATAGATATTATTCCAGTGATTACTAGAACCACCAAAATTCAAACTGGCGTTGCCAACTGGAGTGATCCCTACACTGCTTTGCCAACTGGTAGTAGCATTGTTGAACAGCAAGCTAGCTACCTGAGCATTACCTGTAACATTACCAGTGATAATACCTGATCCGTCAGCAGCAGCACCTGTGCTAGCGTTGTTGGCCAGGATGAAAGTCTTGTCAGCAATGGTGACATCGTTGGCATTGACTATGGTGCTGTTTCCGGTTACAAACAGGTTTCCATCAATATTTACGTCACCGCCAATATAAGCGTTTCCAGCAATACCGATACCGCCGGCAACGGTTACAGCACCGCTGGCTGTGCTAGTGGATGCGGCAGTGGAACTAAAAACACCTCTAGTAGCACCAATATTACCCACATTGGCATTGCCGGTGACGCTCAATATACCACTTACATTGTTGATATTTCCAAAACTACCATTGCCAGTAATTACACTGTTTGTGGCACCTATGTTTCCCACATTAGCGTTACCAGTGACGCTCAATGCTCCTCCAGTGGATAAATTACCACCAGTGACGTTACCAGAGGCTGTAATCAGACCAGCAGTACCTAAATTACCCACATTGGCGTTACCAGTAACATTCAGGGTAGTGGAACCAGTAATGGCTCCAGTAAATACGCCTGCTGCGGCGCCCA